GACTTGGTGACTTTGACCTTAGCTTTGCCTTTCTGTGGTTTTGCCATAAAGAATCAGGGGCCGAAGCCCCTGTCCTCAATCAGTGCTAGACCCCAAAGCCTTTTCCGGCAAACAGAGGGTTAAATGTGGCGTACGCCGGAAGCAAATCGAAACGAATCTTTTGAGTATTCGCATCACCGTCTGCGTACTTAGATACTCGGATTGACATACCGTCGCTAGTAGTAGCGATTGTGTCAGTTGAGTAGAGCTTAGGTAGCTTCACAGTACCCATGCCGAACGCTTGCTTCGTGTAGAAGAGGTTAGGCTGGTACAGAGTTGAAGCAGCACCAAGGATAGTTACAACCGCATCTTCGGCAGGAGCCGCAGTTACGTTGTTGTACTGACCGTTAGCTTCGTAGATAGCAGCACCAGAAACAGTAACAGTCGCAGCGTTGCCAGCGATAGTTACGTCTTCGAGTACAGTGCCTGTCCAAGGGACAACAGCGCCAGAAGCATCAAGCATAGGCTGACGAGTAGCTACGTTGAGACGGTTAACGCCCGCAATAGTTACCATGTCACCAGCTTTGATAGTACCAGTACCCAGACCGTCGAGAGACAGAACCTGAGTCATAGTGTCCTTAGCTGTAACGTAAGTTGCATCAGGAGCAGCAGCCAAAGCGCCAGCACGATCAGTAGTAGTGCCTGAAGTGTAGCTAGGCAGTGCGTTAGAAGTAAGCGCCATCATGCCACCGAAAGATTGGCTGATCTGTGCTTTTTCCCATGCTGTACGAACAAGGCCATCAGCCGCATTCAAACCGTTCTGAGCTGAAGACAGCGCAGTAGTAGTGAATGGGTTCATGATGTAGTACTTCTCGTCGCTCATAGGAACGCCGATAGAGTCCATCAATGCACCAGCGCCTGCAACGTCGCCCCAAGCATCAACAGCATTACCGTGAGTACCATACTTGAGTGAAGCGTTTTTGTTCATGTATGAACCAAGATCAAGCTCAAGGTCAGTCACAATGCGACGGGCCATTGGCTCAAGGATCTGGTCGAGTTGGTCTAGCTCAAGAGCCTCTTCAACATTGCCCCACTCAGTAGCGGCAGTGAAGTAGTCTTGTACTGTACCAGTTGCCTTACCAGCAATGATGTCAGACTTAGTAGAAGAACTGATGTCACCGCCAGAGGTACGGATTGAGTTGTAGTCGTGAGGACGCTTGAAGTCCACGTTTGAACCCGATGAAGGGTTGAACTTGCCTGACAACAGTTGTGTGTTGACAGTCTTAGTCAGAACTCGTGATGCCTCGAATGCTTCTAGGAAGACGCGAGCCACTTTCCGAGTGACGTTACTATTGAGATTGTTAGCCATTTTTAACTATTCCTATTCAAATACTGCGCCTTGCGGCCCTCTAGGTTTGGGGGCTTTACCAGCGCCGTGTGGTTGCTCCAATGGATCAGGAGCGTTATTTACCTTGGGTTTAAGAGCAGCAGCTTTCTGCTTGACCGTCGTTGCTACATAAACTGCCGCCTGTGTAGGTGACATTTCGCGTAGCTTCTCTAGCTCTAAGAGGTTCTTAGAGAGGTAAGTAGTAATCAATGGCCCTTGGTCTTCTTCCAGTATGTACTGAACTAAGTCCTCGTGAATGCCAAACTGCGCTACCGTGTTACCTGCTACCTGTAAGTCCTCTGCATTAATCCCTAGACTTGTGGCCTTCTGGGAGTAAGACTGAACCTTCTCGGTCATTACTTCTTGCTGCTTTTGTTGCTGCTGTTGCCGCGCTTGTTCTTGTTGCTGCTTCAGCATTTGCTGTTGCTGATCGAACGCAATAGCTTGTTTGAGTGCCTCATCCCTTAGATACAGTTGCCGTCTGTATTCCTCATCGGATACTGCAAACGGGTCTGGTACGTCTGGGACTTGTGGTCGCCTCTGTTCAGGAACTTTAGCTTCTAACTCTTCAAGCCGTTTCTTCAGGGCTTCTGCTTCCCGCTCTTTCTCTCTGAGCTTGAAAACTTTCTTCCCTACAGCCTCATCAAGTATTCGCTGCTGGTCTTCGCTGAACGTGATATGTTTCTCTGGGGTCTCCCCCGCCTCCGGTGCTGATTCGGTATCCTGATCCTCATCAGAATCTTCAGTCTCTACTACCTCCTCTTCTGTGGTTACGTCTTCCTCAGAATCGTACTCGTAGTTATCCTCTGGTTGCAGCTTGCTCATAATATGCCCTTTATAGGTAAATGCCCTGAATAGGTCAGGTGGCCTAAGCGCGATTATAGCATAGTGTGGTAAAAAGCAACACTTAGAGGTAAATTAGGCTAACTAATGGCGAGATACGCCACGGAGGATGTATGAGCGACTTGTATGAAGTATTTGAGACAGATGACCCAGAGCAGATGCACGACATACTGTTTGATGTGATAGGACAGCTAATAGAGGCTGACAGGGCCGGTGATGGCCCTATCATTGAGGAGTTGTGGGATAAGCTAGATGATATGGTTACAGAGCTGATTATGGCTGTTTAGACTATCCCTCGTAACGCACTGGTAGCACCAACGCTTGAGAGTAGGTCTGCGCTGTCAGCCTTTGTTGGGTCGAACTCGGCCTCAATGGATCGGATATTCTTTGGATCAAAGATTATATCAATTGTTGCAGGCTCATAATCTCTGGGAATTTCAGAAGGCAAAGCGACATCAGGAGTGTTGTTGAGCATTCCGCTTGCATTTACCTCATCTAGAAGATCAATCATTTCCTGACTCATAGGCTCATTGCTGGCAGGTAAGGGTTTAATTGGTATTTCGTTGGACGCTTTGTCAAACACATTGTTAATTGATACAGAGTCATAACCTGCGAGTTGTGCAGCGTAAGCAATATCATCTGTCCGCGCTACATCACCTACACTTGAATTCAGATTGGCTCTAACTGCATCAGGCAAGTTTCTGACAGGGATTGAGTTGAAGTTATTTCTACCGCCTTCCACAACAAGATTGTTTCCCTTGTTAAGATACGCAGGGACAACAGAGCTGCCATATTCACCAGCATCTTCAGGGCTGCTAGTAAACATCTGGTAGTTGCCAGCTTTGCTAGGGTCGTATTCGCCGCTCAGTCCTCTATATGCGACCCTGCTGGTATCAAACCCTCCTTCTTGCGCCCTTTGCATTCTGGCTTCTGGGTTCATCCAGCTTTCCGTAGGCTGGTCATTGACGCGCTTGGTGTCTATTAAAGAGTCATCAAACATGACGTAGTTTCTTGTGCTTTCGCCTGTGCTTCTGCTCATGCCATCAGAGTAGCGTATTCCTTTTATATTGGCATTATTAAAAGCATTTGACGCAGCGTCGTCTCTGCCTAAATCAGAAACTAATCTGTTATAAAATTCACCACCTGACATACCCATTTTTTCATCAATATATGCTTGTTTGGAGCGAGAAGATGCTTCAGGTAAATTAAGACGCTCTGCCGCTAATTGTTTGACTTTTTCGTTTTGCTGGCTCAATGGAGCATTCCAATCTAGCAATTCATCAGGGTCTACGTTTAAATTGGCGTTGTATATAAAGCCTTCATCATCAAGATGCATATAAAATTCATTTAATGCTTTTTCTACTTGTCTGTCAGAAGCATCAGGGTAAGCTAATTTCACGTTTTTTCTGGCTTTGCTTAAAGAATCGTCATTGTTAAAAAAGTCTGCCACAGAAGAAACCAAAGAGTCGTTAATTTCACCTTTTTTTTCACGGAATAGTTCAGCAACCTCTGGTCTTTCGGCAAAATACAACCCTCTACCATACGCTTGCACACCTGATCCAGCGCCAATCTTATCCATAGAGAATTGTTCAAACTCATAAGGGCTGCCGTGATAAGCATTGATTCCTCGAAGTGCTGACTTAGCCCCCTTAGCCGCAACATCACCAACAACAGGCACAACGCCCATCATGTTAATGCCAGCGCCAACCATGTCACCCTGCCCATAGGCTTGTGCAGCGTCATCTACGGCTATTGCATCACCAACCACAGGTAAGAAGTCTACTGCTGTTTCAACGCCACCAGCAGCATTGAGAAGACCCTGACGGTATCCACCCTCAAGACCTGTAGCATCTACTGCATCGCGCATCAGATTGCTCAAAGCCGACCTGACAGTAGGTCTGGCGTTCTGCATAGTCTGGACGCGAGGAGCTACCTGCGTCCTACCCTGTAGAGAGTATCTGCGTGACAGTTCCTGTTGGGCTAACTCAGCGACGGTTGGCAAGGCTAATTAACTCCGCTTCAGACATCATTGGTATACGAGACTTCATCATCTGCTCTTCCATCATGTCAGACATCTTCTTCTGGTTGTCCAGATTCTCACCCATTGCCTGAGCGGATGTCTTGTCTACTGTGGCGTTGGCCTGCTGTGCTTTGATCTGCGTCTCCATGCGCTTAGTCTCAGCGTTGAAGGCATCAATAGCGTTGTCGGCTTGGTCGCCTACAGCTTGGCTCTGGAGCTTCTGGGCTTCCAGTTGTAGTTTCATCTGCTCGTTCTGGAGCTTCTGCATCTCTATCTGCGACCGCATCATCTCAGCCTCAGCCTTGAGTTGCTCGGCCTGTGCTAGAACCATATTAGGGTCTGGTGCTTGCTGGCCTTGCGCCATCTGCTGCGCTTGCTGCATCTCCATGAGTTCTTCTTCGGTCATCTGTGACTGAGGGATTAGCCCTTGCTGGAGCATCTGCGCCCGCTTGCGTTCAGCTATCTGTGAAGCCGCAGGAGTATTGACACTCTGTAGCATCAAGTCGCCAGCTATCTGCATGATGGAAGGATCAACCTGAGCCAGTGAAACAATAGCCTCAATCGTCTCTTCCTGACGGTTTCGGAAACTTGGGCCAGCCTTGCAGATAACGTCATACGAACCCACGGACAGATCATTAACCGTGACAATCTCACCAGTTTGGTTGTCTATCACCTTCTGGTTAAGGTCAGCCATGTCAAACGACTCATCTTCACGCAGGACTCTGACTGTTCTGGCAGTGTCATAGACTTTAGGGATAGCATCCTTGATCAACCTGCCTGTAGCGGCTATAGCTATCTCCATTGAGCGGCTGTACTTAAACGTGCCATTGTCACCCTTGTTCTGAAGCTGGCGTATAGCCACGCCTGACTGAGCGTTGGGGTTGTCGCCCATGTTAGCTGCAAACATACCCGCAGTGGCGTTAATCATGCCCTGCATAGACTGAGCGATTAGGTTCAAGCCTTGGTTGACCTGCGCCCCACCCTGTTGTTGTGGGATAGCAGGAAACTCAGGATCAGGGTTGAAGAACTGAACAGGATCAGAGTTGGTGTTGAGAGTCGCTATCTGGTCTTCATGGCCCGCAGCCTGAGTAGGAGTCATCCAGTACTTAGCCCGTGGAGCTAATGCGCCTTCCTCAATAGACCGAGACATTGCGTAGTTCAATACACGCTGTGGGTCTAGTAGCTTCTCAACCACTCCCCAGTACAGAGTCTTGCCTTCAAATATCTTGTAGTTGCCGTACACAGGGATAACTGGAATTCTGTTAAACACAGTCTCACGGTCTTCTTCTAGCCAATCCTTATTGTCAAAGAACCTTGAGCAGACCTTGTGTACCTTGCGAGTCCTTCTACGAACCTCAGTGACTCCAATCATAGCTAGGTCATCTACGATCTTCTCAAAGTCTTCATTGACCTCATGAGTCTGACCGTTGGACATCATGACCAATTCACGGTCTTCTGACTCCACATAGAGAAACTCGCCAACAACAATAGCCTCAGCCTTGTCGTAGTAAGCATCGCCCTCACGGTCATCAGGGACTGACTCTTCAGAGCCTTCAGGCCATCTGTGTTGGTACTCATCAATCGCCATTGGATGCAAGACAAACGCATACCTTGAGTCTGACTTATCCTGTAGCTCCGCAGCAGGGTCAAACCATACTCTGTCTACTGGGTTGCCAATCTTCTCAATCACTATGTCTTGATCAAAGGAGTTGTCATCTGCAAACTTCTGACTTACACGCCACGCATCAAAGCCACCAGTAACCATGCCTCTGGCTGCTTGTGAGTAGACTTGCTTGGCGTTGGAGATATTCTCAATGTTACGGATCAAGCCGTCATAGGTTGAGGCTATGTCCTTCGTGGCGTTACCACCAGCAGGGCTGACTCGGATGTCAAAGTCTGCCTGTTCTATCTCGGAGGCAACCTGATCCACTATGGGATTCACATTGTCAAAGGTGTAGCGTGGCTTGTTCTGGTTAGCTTCCCACCAGTACGGCTCCCACTGCCCATCCCTCTTATCAAGGAATAAATGAGCCTCACGGGACATCTCACGGTTGTCGTGGTCTGCCTCCTGACACGAGGATAGAAGATTCAACACACTCTGGTGGTCTTCGTACTTGTCTTTGTAGGCAAGATCATCCTCAGTCATCTGAGCAGATTCTTCCTTCTCTTCGTATCCGTTTTCGTAGGTAGCCATTAGCCCCAGCCCTTAAAATTGATTTTGACAGCCGCTTTTTGGACTGCCTTTGGTGAAAACATTGACATCATAAGCGCATCACCCATGTTAGGAGACGGTAGCTCATACGGCTTCTTTGCCATGTCTATCTTCGACATTATCTGGATTTTACCATTGTTTGAGCGTTTTTGCGGTATTCTGCACACTTCACTTCGCAATTGATCTAACACCTCAATCTCTGAGGATAGGGAGATTATATCATCAGGGTTGACGTACTCACCCTTCACTACGGCTCGGTAGGTAGCCTCAAACCTATCCCGTAACTTCCACCAGTACTGCGCCCTCTTGTTGAAGAACGTGTCCTTGTTGGTCTTGGAGTCTGAGCCAGAGTAGGGGACGTTGGCATCATCAGGAGTCTCTGAGCCACGGAACTGGTGCTTCTGCATCTTGGTGGATTCAAGCTCTTGGTCTACCTGACGCTTTAGGGATATACCCAGACCGTCACAGTCCCAGACAAACCAATCAGCCTGTGATTGCCTAGCTTTCTGCAAAGCCCAGTCCATGCCTTCACCTGAGTCGCCTGTTACCTTTTCACACACATCCAAGACAACCGAACCCTTGCGCAGTGCAAAGCCTTTACTGTCACCGCCCTCATCAGATGGATCGTGTGAGGCTATCAACGCACCTGACGGCTCGAACCCTAGCTTGATGTGTGCATCTATGGCTGCGTCATACCACTCGGTTGGGATGATGTTATCTTCAACAGAGTCGTAGTATTCACCTTCCCAGATGTGCTGGAACAGAGCAGGAGACATCAACGCCCTATCGTGTTCCATCTCTTGCTTCAGGACATCAGGCGCTAAGGGATTGTCTGTAATGTTGATGACGACTATCAGGTGCAGGTCGTCCTCGTAGTAACCATCCCTACGGAGCTGCTTCTCATAGGGCTTGATGAACCGCTGGCTAAAGGCATCCACACTTGATCTTGGATTGGCGCTGAACCATATCTCTGAGCCTTCCTCACGGAGAGTAGGCGTTAAGGCTTTGAGGGAGTTGAAGGAGATGGTCTGAGCTTCTTCCACCCAGAACCGTTGGAAGCCGTGCATTGACTTCACGCCTTCTGGGTTTCTTGCCAGACCACGGAACTTAAACGCTGGCTCGTCATTCAGGAGGATTTGGTTGTTTTGTATCTCATACCCTTGGAGGTTTAGTCTGTCTATCTCTGACTTCAACAGGGCATGAACCGAGTCATCTATTGAGTTCTGAAACTCACGAAAGCAGGCAGTCTTAATCCCCTTGGTCTGTGCGTCCATCAGGCACATATCAGCAAAGCTCATTGACTTACCTGAGCCTCGCCCACCTATGGCAATCTTGAAGCGTTTAGGCGTGTCTATGAACCGCCGTAGCTTCTTGGGGATTTGCATCGTTGGCATTATTCGTATGTCGGCTTCTTCTTAGTTTTGGCTCTTGACATGGC